CAGTAATATCACCATAATCAGGATCCGCTATGTAACCTAAAATGTCCTGGTAAACTGTCTTACCAAAACCCCAGAACTTTACTCCTTCATTCTCTTTACCACGTACGATTACGGGTACAAAGGTACGAAGTTTCGGCTCCATTTTCTTACCTGCTTTCCAATCATCAGTATCGCCTGTACGTTTAAGTTTTTCTGCAAACTCAACGATTGGGTCAGGTCTACCAAATGAGATAGGACTCAGATAAGTTTTGTTGTTAATGTTGTAATGAAAATAAAGTTCAATGAAAGGTAAGTCTTTGTTGAACTTGTAGGGAACGATACGAATAAGTGATTTCCCGTTTGCTGGCTTCCAAATTAAGTCAGACTTTTTTGATGTGTTTTGAAGGCTTTTAAAGCGATTCAGTGCTAATGAAATGTCCATTTGCTTTTGTTGTTTTAAGGTTTAAAAATTAAGTTTAAAGTTGAGGTTTATTGCAATATCTCTATTACTAAATATAACCTTTTTATCTTTTGATATTATAAATATACAAAAATTAATTGGATTTACCAAATTTATTTTGCCCATTTATTACGGCTTACTAACTGCGCTATAACCCCATATACAGAGAGGTCTTGATAGGTATCATCTACTGCTTCTCCTACATTATCTTGCTTTCCCAATACTACTAATTGCTTCAATCTTTGTATTTTATCATTTTTCCTGAACCAGAGGCCTGTTAAGGATAGTTTTTTATCTTCTGAGGTTTCTAAAGATGTTCCGACTGAAATGTTATGCGGACCATAGTTGGATTGCTTTGCACAAAATGTTTCATATCCTTCCATAATGATATTAAGGTATTCCTTAGTCATCTCAGGATATTGCTCTTCAATTTGTTTTACTACTTCCGGATTCTTGTACTTGTAATTGTAACTCATTTTTTTGTATTTTAGATTTTAATTTAGCTGCTAATGCGCAGTGTTCGTATTCTTCAAATTCTATTAGGTTCTCTATGTTTTGTTCCAATAGGTCTACAAATTCTTTACTATCTATTGAAAGTGTGATAACCAATATGCCCTTAACTATTATATAGGCAAAGTCTACCCTCTTGCGTTTATATTTAACGGCAAAAGCGATAGCATCAATTATCGTTTTAGAAAGTTCTAATTTATTGTCTTGAAATATATTCTCCGGTGTATTGGTTTTTATTTCAATCGGTATAAACTTTTTTGCTGGCATAAATCAAATATAAGAAAAATATTTTAATTTCCCAAATTATCTACATTCAAAGTTTTATGTATCTTTGTTGGTATTTTCTTATATCCAGCATTTGAAGTGGTTAAAATACAATTTCTAAACTCGTCCCAATCTATAATGAACGAACTATCTATGTGTCCGCCAGTTTTAGATTTTACGACTTCGTTTAATGCGTTTATAGTGTATATTGTGTTTGATTGCTTTTTTCTATGTACCAGAATTGTTTTCCATTTTGAATTTATTGGGGCTGATCCTTTCTCTACATTGAAAGTAATAAACAACTCTTCTGCTTTTATTTTGTTCTCCAAAACGAAGACATTAGGGTTTATTATTTCATAACTGTTCAGTATGAAATCAATGGAATGTTGCAACTCCGTATTGAGTGTAAATAAGCAAAGTAGTTGTGTATTCATTATTTAGCTTTATTTTTTTGTGCTTTTAATTTCTGTCTTAATTGGTCAATTCTTGATGTTTTATCTTTTACTTGAGCTTCTACATCTTTAATTGCTTTTAATAAAACAGTATCTGTTTGTTTAGCTTCTTTTTTAGTCAATGCAGGCACCTTTGCACCTCTCATAGCTTTTATTGTTAATTTTTTTCTTTCTGGAACAGGTCTTTTGACTCCTCTACTCCTAGAGCCGCCAACCTGTGCCGTATTTCTAATAATTGTATTAGGATCATCTGGAGGTGGAACTTTTATACCAGCTTTATTTAAAATTTTATCATATTCTGGATTACTTTTTCTAAATTGATTTGCATCGCCAGTATTTGGATGCCACCAATTCCAAGCTTTCATTACAATATCAATTTCATCGCCACTCATATTTTGAATAGTTTCCTCATTCATTCCACTAAAATCTCCCTTGCCAAAAGATTTAACTAAATTTTGCAATAATTTAGTTTGTCTAATATTTTCAACTTCTTGTTGTAATTTTTTCATTTCCTTTTCTTCTGGAGATGCTGAAAGTTTCTTATTAATTTTTTGGATTAAATCATTTCCTTCTAATGAATTTTTTAATTGATTTAAAGAAGTTTCCATTAAATCCCAATTAGGTAAGCTATCTAAACGAGATTGCTCATCCAATAAAGTAGTTTTAATACCCTTAGCTGTTTTATCTTTAACAACTTTTGCAGCTGAGCTATATGGAACATGATGGTCTAATTGCATTTGATTAAATGGAACTATTTTTCCAGTTACCGCACTACGTCCTCCGGTTTGTAAATATAATTTAATAATATCCCTAACTCGCTTAGCTCCTCTTTCGCCCGTAGTTAGTTGAGGGTCAACTCCACCTGCTTTTTGTATAGTAGATTTTACCTTTGTAAAGTCTTTACCTAATAATTTTTTCATTTCATCTAATGCCGTATCTATATCATTATCCGATACATCATATTTAGGTAAAGGTCGGCGATAATTAGGATCTTTAATTTGCTCTTGAGTTACTTCTAATAAGGCTTTCATTTGTTCTTCTGTTGCATCAAATACCCCCGCGCCTGTTAATTTCTTTTCTGCACTTGGAATTAGGCCGGATTTAACAATATCTGCCAATCCTTTTTTATCATACACAAGTCTTTTAGTTTCTTCTTTTGATAATGATAATCCTTTACTTTCTTTTTTAGGTATTTCTTTATTAGTATCTTTATCTTTTGCAAAGACCGATGCGCCTTTACCACCAAATACGGCTTTACCTTTTACTTTTGGGTCTTTATCAGATACAGGCAGCTTTCCACCATAAAAATCTTTTGCAGCTTGAATTTCGGCCGGTTTTGGAATTATATGGACCGATGGATCCATTTTTTTAACTTTGTATATATGACCAGATAGTTTATTTTTAACTATCACATCCGCATCGGCTTCATTTATAAAGCCAAAATATGCTCTCGCAGTTTGAGCAAGTTGGTTAGCATCACTCACTCCATTTTCACGTAGGATGTCAACTAACATTGTAACTTGATGTTCTTCGTTTAAGTTTATAATACCTGTAGGTAATCTAAACTCCAACTCTTTAAGAATTTCTTCAAAATCTATATTCATTTTTTACATTTTATTTGCTAACCATGGGGGACATAGTCCAAACATAATTATATGATATAAATATATTTTTTTAAGAGATTACCTCTAAATCATTATAATTATTTCCTTCGTAGGTGCGGACTGGGAATCCATCACGCTCTAATAGGTTCTTAACCTGGCTCAAAACCATCTCTCTTTCCATTGGGTCGGTGTCTATAAGTAATGCATCGTATGTATATAAAATCGGCTTGGATTTCCAATCTATCATCAGGTCGTTTAACTCCCCGATTTTCCGATAGTTGATTTCAGTCTCAAGCGCTTGTAGTAGGTAATTAAAGACCTTTTGTTTCGTTGGCCCTTCAATCCGGCTAAAATGGATTTGGCGTTTATATAGTGGTGTCGTTAAAATCCCCGAAATTACGAATCCTGCCCACATACGGTCTAACCACTCCGCCACCTTTCCAAAGAATGGCACATCCTTTACGGCATCCGTTATACCACCATATAAATAAGTAAACGTAATACCCTTTGCGGTTTCGGCATCCACCCCATAATACGATGCCAAGTGTTCGTGAGCCGTAACCCCTTCCGGAAACCGGTACCCAACCAACCTGCCAATTATTCGTATGTGATAGGATTCATAATCAAACCCAATTAAAGTGCCACCATCAAATCTACTCACTATGCATTCACGGCTCCCATCCGATTTATTGAGAGCGGACCAGTTTACGTTGAGATGACGATTGGATGGTCTGCCCGTTACCGTATAGGGATTGTATTTCGTATAAACAAGTCCGTTGTGAATATGCTGGACATTGAAGCCAAAGTTATCAATAAATTTTTCCTCTACGACTCTTACCCCAGCCCCTTCCAGCCTTCCAAGTTCCGTTATTGAGTCTGAATAAGAACGATACCAATCTTTACGTGTCTGAATATTTGGGATAGTCCGAAGCGTTTCATACCATTTCATTAGTGGTATGCAATCGTTCAGTTCATTAAAATCGTTTCTATACCCTCTATAAACCGATTCTACGAACTCTGCGAATACAAATGGTTTACCATACTCTTCAAAATATACCCACTCATAATCGAGCCCATTTGTTCTTATATAGCGATTTCCAAATACCAATGTATCTTCATCGCAAAACTTTCTTAAGTCAAATTGTGGAACAGTTCCGGCGTCTATGTGATTGAAGTTTATTATACCATCTTCGGTTTCAGTACGATAATATATGAATGAGATTTTACTACTCCACTCATGTCCTCTTGCAGAAGACCATACGGGTATCATTAGTCCGAATTTTGGTCTGGACTTTGCGAAGTTTGCTAGTGAAAGAGTATTCTCAATTAAATTCATACAAATCTAATATAAGAAAAATATTCCGTTTTACAAAATTATTTCTTATAAAATTGTAGAAGGTTTGGTAGGTAGAGCTTTAAATTACGCATTCCAACGGATGCTTCGGCTAGGGATATTTTGTTTGAGTTTAGAACACCCATATCACTTAAATCACCATTATCTTTGAATGTTTGGTCTAATGGGCCTGATATTCTCCATTTAAGTTGTTGTGTTATCCAAAATGGACTCTTTGAATAGTTATCATATACTTCTTTGGATATTTCAAAAATATGTCCGTATTCATCATTTGCACGTCTTACAAAATATCTCCTTATAAATCCCAATTTATAATCCGAATCGCTTGGAGCTGGTATTATCGTATTAGGATATTCTATGTTAAACTTTTCTAAATTTTTTGCAATATCTTTATACATACTTATTTTTTATCTTTACTTACTACACGAAAATCGGCTTCAAGAGTAGTATTCCAGCCTTCTTTTGATACGGTGTGTTTTGTATTTGTTATTTGAAATACGCCAACCTGATTATATATTTCTGGAATACCATCTAAGTTAAAATATTGGCCACAACGAAATCCACTAAATCCATCTATAGTCAAACTAACTGATATTGGCGATGTTATTGGTTTATTTTTTTTCTTTTCAGATTTTTCTATATAATCTTGTATAAAATCTCTATCTTTATAGATTAGAGTTTCCATTCTATTACTTTTCGTATTTTCATCAATTAAAAAATTAACAGATTGGTTTTTTATAACTTCATTAAAATCTTGTATTTCTTTTGTTGCCTCTTCCTTTTTTTGGTCTTCGGTTGTTACACCGGTTTTGTTTGGGTCATTTTGTTTAGCTTTTTCTAAATTTTGTTTTATTTTTTTAAATTCAACATTATTTATAGAATACCAACCATCCGCATTTCCAAATGTTGAATTATCAACGGCTTTATATACCGATACGGGTAATTCAATATAACCAGCATCAGTTGGTTTTTTTCCTTTATTTTCTTTTTCTAAATCAGCTAGAAATTTTCCAGAATTAAAAATAGTTCGCCCTGCTACAAGATTACTCATTTCAAAATTAAATGAAAATTCTTTAACTATTGAATTTATTGTAGTTGGTTTGAATCTATATGTTTCGCTTGTATTTTGGATTTGAATATTATCAGGAGCCAATTTATAATCAATAATAGTTGCCGGACCGTTTTCGTATTGTAATCCATAAACAAGTCTAAAAAGACCAAAGCTATTATTATTAATCGTTTCAAGAACTTTTTCTAAAAAATCAATACGTGTGTATGTTTTTTTCCAATGATTTACAATCGTTTCATATTTTATAAATATATTCAATGCATTTCCCAATCTTTCATCAGGATTATTAGTTGATTGATGTAATACTTCACTTTCATTTGGTGTTGTTGGTGCTACTGCTGCTTTTAATTTTTTTTGTAAATGAAAATCATAGCCACCAATTTTTCCATTAGTCGTTTTTTTACGGTCTATTGATACTTCATTTGGTTCTGTTGGTTTTATATCCTTACCGCTCTTATCTTGTTTAATTTGTGGTGCATACAATTTTGGTAAATCTGCTCTTGGATATATAATATCTTCCGATGGCGATAGTATATATTTATTTGATGTAACCGGTATACATTCTATTTTTTTGCCGGCCTCATCTAACCATAATTGCTTTTGTAATTTAAAAAAATTTGTATCTAATCCATCATCCGATGCCTTTAAAACATAATTCATTAAAATATGTAATACGAATCGTAAAGATACATAGGACTTATCGGATGCAACTGTATCTTTTTGTTCTTTATTTATTTTTATAAAATTAAAAAAATCATCTTCCCAAGTTTTCTTTCCCTCAGGTAATTCATTTTTTGTAAATTCCATAAATAATTTTGAATCCAAATTAAAATCAACTATCATCTGCTGTAATATCTGGCTGTATGTTGTTAGTTCCGTTGGCGGTACTTTTTCATTACTAGTTTCTTTTCTTTTACTATGTGGTAATGCCAAGCTTATTTGATTTCCCTGCGATACTTCAAAATTTGCCATATATGTACCATCTGGCTCAACCGAAAATGAATAGTCTAAAACTTTTCCAGCAACTAAATCATATGATCCCAAACTACATTCAACACGAGTCATATATTCAGCGGCAGCTGTTGTATCGGATCTGTAATATTTTGAGAAATTATCACAAAAAGAGTCATATGTGCCATTTTTAGGAACTAATGCTTCTAATGGAGTTGCATATGTTGTAAAATCTATTTGTTTACCATTTTGATATGTATTTCTTTTTGTATCACGCGCTGTAACAGGATCATTTATATTTTGTATCTTTATATTAGTATTTAATAATGCTGTATCGCCCCATTCAATTAAAACATTCATACCAGGTTTCATAAAGAATAATTCAAACATTTCAAGCTGCTTTAATGTAAAACATCTAACAGCAATTTTTGCTGTTTTTAATGTATTATTAGCTCCATCTGTATCTATATCTACTGTTTCTATTATTGGTGTAGATACTCTTCGTCCGGTTTCATTATCAACTTTTATATATTTACCATTAAAATCAAGTCCAACTATTGTTTCTCCGGTTGAATATGATAATTCCAAATTGTTTATATTATTTGATATGATACATCCACTATATCCATCGGATTGATTTCCATCTAATAGTTTTTTTATTTCCTCTCTACGAGCGTTTTGATCTTGGTCTGCTATACCTTGCGACCCCTTAACTACCAATGCTCCCGATGTTAGTATTACAAATGGGCTTCTGTAAATTGATTTTATAGGATTGGCTTCACGCTCCTCCATAACCTGGACAATCCACGGACTTAGTGGAGCAAAAAATGGGAATGGCATAACTTATTTATTTATCTTTTGTAAATTGTTTAATATAGTTGGTAAATCGGACGGTATTCTTAATTGTAAACCTTCCTTAACAAAGAAATTGGCATCATTAAGATTATTTGCTATAGCAATTACCCACCACATACCAGTATCATTATAGTATTTTTTAGCAAGTAAATCAAGTCTATCTCCGGCTTCCGATATTATATAAAAATCATTATCATTAGCCTTTACTCTTGGATATATAGTAGATTCCATATAACTTTTATTAGTATCTTCTTGCTTTATAGTTCTTGTATATAGGTATCTATTTGCCATTGATTATGCATTTTTTACTCCTGTAAAATAATTATCATATTGGTTGCCGTCATCTTCGGATAAATCATAGTTATACATTCTTTGATTATTTGATTGAATTATTGAAGGATGCTCTATTATTTTCATTCCAAATGAAACATTGATTACAGTTGGATATGGTTTCGTATCTGTTCCATCTAAACTCTTATAAACAATATCTGCGGTGTTTCCCCAAGAAACATTATCCTCTATTGTAAATCCCAATGTATCAACTATTCCCAAAATATTACTATATAATCCATTTATTGTTAGATATATTAAATTTGGTGTAAAATATAATGGAGAGTATTGACTATTATTATAAGTTACAGCCCCAATATTTTTATCAGGAAAAACCAACTGTCTTAATTTATCTAGATTTTTTTTCATTGAGATTTTTGTATCATTATCCAAATAATACATTTTTAAATCAAACTTTAAACTACGTTCTACACCACCATATCTATAAAGATTGAATGGAGATCCAACATATTTAAAAGAATTTATCTCTGGTGCAAAATCTTCTGAGATTCCTGATAATGTTCCTGGAAGTATTATATTATTATCCGGCTTGCCATAAACACCTATTAATACATATGTTTGGTTTAGCTCGTTATTATTTGTTTTAAATTTATCAACATCATCTTTTTTAAGTTCTGTTTTTCCTGAATCGGATAAATTTGATAATACTTGCTTATTTATAATATCCCATTTTGAATTATCTCCATCGCCTTTTAACTTTCTTTCTTCAAGTCCTACTGTTGATAAGAACGTATCATCTCCTTTTAATCCATAAACGGGTGCATACTCCGAATATTTATAAGTTTTTGTTCTTTCTTTATTTGTTATGGCATCTCTACCATATTTAGGTCCGTATGATGCAAGTTCGGTTGGCTTTTTTAATTTATTAATGTATGAATTAAAAGCGTTTTTTCCATTCTTACTTCCAAATTTATTTAAAGCTGCTATTGCCGCACTTTGAGCTTGTGCCGGACTACTTACTGCGTTTTTTACAAAATTTGCCATTGCTGCCCCAGGAGAAGGTTCGGTTTTTACGAAAGCTTCTTCAAGATCATCAGCCGCATATCGTATTCCTTCTTTTGTTGATATTATTGATATGGGTTTTGTGAATGGTTTGTTATCCTTAAAAATGGTATCACTTGGTCTATTTGCTCCACCACCTATTAAACCAGATGCAGCGCTTCCAATCAAATCCGCTACCGCATTTGGAGATGATGCGGCAAGTGCGGCTGCTCTTGGTGCATCTATAAGTCCCCTACTTTCAATAAGAGTAGTACCGGTAAGTCCATATATTTCTGTACTTTTACCTACCGTTTGCTTACTCTTAAATAAATCTAATATTGTGGCCATAGTTATACGTTGTAACTATAAATATCTATTATTGAAAAATGATTAGATTATTATGTTCCCGCATCTTGCCCTTTGTTATTATCTTCACGTCTTTGTATCATTCTCATAACAGGCTTTCCATCTATCATAAGTTTAATTCTTCCTTCGGTTCCAGCTACAGAAGCATCTATTAATTTTTGTATTCCTTCATTTATAGCAACTAATTGTTTTACTTGTAAATTCAAATTTTTCATTGAATTATCCGTACTCATTGCGTAGGTTGCTATCTTATCTGCCCTAGCAATTACTCTCTGAGCATTACCATTAATATCAATTAATTTATTATTTTCTGCCTTTTCTATTGAATTATTTTCAGATTGAAGTTCTTCTAATTTTTCGTTTGTATTTGTTTTTGTAACATTAGCTGCACTAGCTCCTATCATACTTGCAACTCCAAGAGGTTTTCCAGGATTTGCTTGCTTATCATTACTTTGTATATTGACTGTATTTGCTAATACGTTTTGTGTTTGTGTTTGTAATTGATTTGCAAGTGTACTTATTGCTGATCCAAATGAACCTCCGGCATTAGTCGTACCGCCATTGGTTGTTTTACTTTGATTTAATATTTGAGAACCAATACCAACTGAGGTTGCGTTTTTTGCTAAATTTGCTAATCCACCCGTTGTATTATTTACCGTTGCTGATTTATTATTTGCAGTTGCCCCAGCTACATTTCCTAAATTTGTTATTGCTGCTGCGTTTCCTAAATTTGTTGTTCCAACTGTTTTATTATTTGCTGTTGCTGCAGCTGTAGTTCCTAAATTTGTTACCGATTGTGATGTTGTATTTTTTTCCTCTTTTAAATTTGTTGTTGGCGATTGCATTATTTCAATCACTTTATCAAATTTTTCATTCATACTTGTAAAGTTGTTAGTATGACTTGTATCAAACCATGTCATCATACTATCAAGTTTACTATTCATTAATGCAAACTGATTTTGTTTACCCGTCTCAACCCAAGATATCAAAGTAACTAAATTAGTATTCATACTTTGCAAAGTAGTATTCATAGCTTGCATCAATGTATACATTAATATACCACGAGTATCGGCTTGGGTTTGTATAAGTTTTAAAGTTGCTTCGGTAGAACCAGCGGTTGCTCCAGCTGCCGGAGCTGCTCCACCGGCGGGTACTACTCCTCCAGCCGGGGTTGCCTGTGGGGCTCCTGGAGTTACAACAACAGTTCCTGCTGGAGTAGCTGCTGGTGTACCAGCTACTACTGTTCCCGTTGGTGTAGTTGTTCCGGCTGGAACTTGTGCTCCCGTTAGTGACTTCATACCCTGTGTCAATGTTACACCGGTTCCTTGTAAATTTTTAGTTGCTGTATTTATGACATTTTTAACTTGGGATTCGCTTACTTTATTTGTCTTTTTATATTCCGTAAATGCCGTAGCATCCATATTTTTATAAGCATCAAATATTGCTATTTGCTTTTCATTCATACTCTGGCGTGCAGTTGTTACTGCTTGCTGTTCTTTTTCAGCAGCCATTTGTGACTGTTTTGCACTAGCCATTGCATTAGTCTTTTGCTTTTGACTTATATCTGCCAATTCAAAGTTTTGAACACCCATTCCCTTTATCATTTCGGCATAGGTCTTACCTGTATATTCTCCCTTTGTAATCTTTCCGGTATTATCAATATTATTTTGGGCCTCAAGTATTTTTAGCTGTCTATCGCTATATTGTTGCATTATACCCAGTTTCTCTGCTCCTATTTGTTTAGATTTATCAAATGTTGCAGCAGTTTCCGAATAGGTGACCTTTTGTCCTCCTACCATAACACCATCCCCAAGCGTGTCTTTAAACAATATCATTTGTAAAAAACGAGTCGCTTCTATTAATTGAGCCAATACGGATTCTCTCCAAGTTGGTTCATCTCCGGCTATCGTTGCAAGTCTATCATTAGTTTGTTGATCTAATGCAAGCCGTGTATCAACGGATTTATTAATTGCTATTAAGTTTTCAAAAGCGGCTTTGTTTTCCTCTGCTTTTCTTTTTGCCTCTTCCATCTCCTTTACTCGTCTTTCTTCTTCTTCGGATTGAGAACTAAAAAAGTTATCAAAAATTCCTACAGCCGCACCAACTATTCCACCAACAACACCACCCACAACATTCCCAATAACAGGAATAGCACTGCCAAGCACTAAACCATAACTTGCATATGTCGCTGCTTTTCCTGCAACATCTAACCACCGGCCGGTGTTTAATTGGCCCATATCACCATTCATTTCAGCCAATTTTTTTTCCATATCACCAAAGCCACTTAAAACAGCACCACCAATTCCCAATCCCATACCACCAACAGCTGTTCCGGAGAATAAAGAACTTTTCAAAGTTGAACCAAGAGAAGATTTGGCTACATTTACAGCAACATCCTCACCAACCTCTGTTGCCATAGTTTTTCCTGCTTGTATTAAACTATCTTCGGCAATTTCAACTGTTATATTTTTTCCAGACTGAGCTAAAGCGTTTTCTCCAACTTCGGTTGCAACATTTTTTCCAGCTTGCATTGTAGCAACTTCGGCCGTTTCTGTTAATGCCTGTTTTCCGACTTGTTTACTGCTTTGGCCAATTAGAGTTTTTAACATATCCTTCATACCCTCAAATCCAGCATTTTGAGCAAGTTTTGTTCCACCAAATTCTAATGTTTTAATAACAGTATTTGCTGCCAATTCTCCAACTCCAGTAGCTACACCGGAAACACCAGCCCCAATCATACCAGCTTTTTTTGTAGCAGCAGTTGCTTGAGCCATTAACTGCGAATATTTGGTATTTGATGCCATTATTTTTTGTATCTTTGATAGCATCTGTAATTGGTCTAATGGTTTAGCCAAAGCTCCAACACAAGAACATAAATTTGAAAACCCACTTTGCATTTCAGATGAATTGGCGGCCATTAAGTTTGCATCAGGTGTGCTTTGTGTGACAACCGTTTGTTGCTGTTGTTGATCTTGTGCAACAGCGGCCGCATATTCATCTGGTGTTGGCACTTTATCACCACCACCACTTGCGGCATATGCGGTTGCTCCTATACCAACCAAACCAAGAGTTCCAACTATGGCCTTTGTGTAAATATTGCCGCCTTTCAAGAATCCCTTTTCAAGGCCTTCTTCTAGAGCTACTTCGGAACTTTGAACAAATTTTTTAGTTACGGTTTCTTCTAATTGTACTTCTCCCTCTTTTAAAAACGATTGTCCAACTTTTTGCTCGCCCGTTTTTAACGCAGTTTTTTCAACCGATTCAGTTGTTTTTTGTCCAGCAGATTTGAAAAATTTATTTTTTAAATAATTTCCAGTCAGAACAGATGCTCCACCACCTACAGCTGTTAGGATATTTTCCGAAAAGCCTTTGGTTACTTCTAACTGCTTTTGTTCTGCTGCCGCTTTTTTAATGAGTGGATTACTTGTTTCAGCATTTTTAAGTAAAGCGTCGTATGCCATTCCTAATTCATCTATAAAACGCTGTCTTGCTACTAATTCTTGATCTAATGATACATCTATTTTTTTCTTTCTTTGATCAATTTCATTTTTAAGTTGATTTATTTCTTGCTCTATCTGTCTTTTTCTTATATCTTGTAACTTTCCACCTTTATCAGCTAGGAAATTTTCTAATACTTTTTGAGATGTTTGTGCATCAAGTATAGCCTGCTGTGCCGATATTTGAGCCTGTTCCGTGTTTAATACCGATTGTGCTGCTACATTTCTTTTAAGATAGTCTTGGTTTGCTGCTCCTGCCTTTCCTTGTTTAAGTGGCCCTACTTCTGCTCCTTTATTTTGTGATATTTTTTGTAAAGAACTTAAATCCATTCCACCTAGAGCCTGTGATAGAGCTTCCTGTTGGAACATATCCATATCTTCCGGATTAAGTCCTTGTGCTTGTAATGATTTTAATGCACCTTCGGTATCTCCTTCAGCAAACTTAGCTCTTACTTCGGAAAGGTCTACTTGCTCACCCAATAGAGTACTCAACTGCATTTCGGCTTTGATACTATCTTTATAGTTCATTACCATATTCTTACCAGCCTTAGCTACATCTCCAAAACTAACACCTAATGATTGTGCATATGCAACTTGCTTTGCTAAAGCAGGTCCACTTTTAATCTGATAGCCCAATGCTTCTTTTGATGCAGCTGCAACTTCAGTCATAAGATTTGATAGAGATATGCCGGCATTATCTGCCATAGCTCTCATACCCTCTTGCATATTCATTGCTACATCGGCACTTACCTTATCTGTTCTTTGGAAATATTCATTTATTTGTGCTATACTTTCTACAGATTGACCAGTTCTTTCAGCCATTATAGCCATATCAGCTGCTGCTTTTCCCGTTGGCATTTTTCCTGTAGCAGCTGCAGCTGTACTCATTGCCCCCGCTATTTTTTCAGCACTTATGCCTGCCATTTGTAATTGGGCTGCACCATATCCCACGCCGCCCAATTTATTACCAAATAATGCGGTTTTTGATGCGGCTCTAAATTGGGCGGCCGCCTGCTTCATAGAAGCTGAGAAGGAATTTGCTGCTCTTTCAGCAGCAAATGATGCATCATTTTGTAATTTTAGTATTTCTTCTTCATTATCTAGTTTACTTTTTGCAGTTTCTAAATTTAGCTTATTCCTAATATTGCCAATATCTACTGCACTTTCTTTTTCCTGTTGCGCAATCTCTAAGTCTAATTTTTCGTATTCTTTTAGTTTATATAAATCCGTTAAACTAACATCTTTTGCTGATTTTTTTAATTTCTCACCAGCTTTTCCGACCACATTTGTTATTTCACCAACGCCACCACCACCATTTTGCTGAAGTTGTTGTAATGCATTTGTCATATTCGACTTCGCCTCAAATTCAACCTGAATAACACCCGCTTGTCTTAATGCATCTATTTGATTTGAAATGCGTTCATTTTTCATTTCAATATCAACCTGCCACGGTGCTGCAAAATATTTTGTTGCAAGCGCTCCTACTGCTGCCATAAGCCCAACAAAAGCCATTTTTGCACCAGGAACATCTTTATTTGCTAGTTTTTTAATTACATTTCCAAGCTCATTTATACCAGGTATACCGCTACTACCAATTTCATCAATAACGGACTCCAATCCTTCCATTTGTTTTTTGGATTTTTTGGCCGCTCCAACAAAAGATTGCATACTATTTCTAGCATTTGTAAAGGTTTTAACTAATTCCTTTCCTTCATTTGTTGATGTATCTATTTTAGAAATTAATTTTTCAAAATCTTCATCACTTTGTAATATTATCTTATTATATTCTTCTAAATTTATTTTACCTTCTGCTAGTTGTTTATTAGCATTTAATATGGAATATTCCATATCAACATACCCCGTAGAGGCTGCATCTACCTGTGATTTTAATTCTTTTTGATTTTTAGGAATAACAGATGATAATTGTCCTATACTATTGATAGTTGTTTTAATTGATTCTTGTCTAGCATTAACAATTTCAGATAATTTTTGTTGCTCTTTATAATCAGATGTAATGCTATCCATTATCTGATTTAAATTTTTTAAACCATCTATTCTGCTGATTTCAACATTTTTTGTTAAATTTTGAATATCAATTTGCTCACCAAGTTTTTGCTTTTGCTCAGTATATAATTTTACTAATTCTTTACCACTATCAGTTGATGTATCTATACTTTGGATTACTTTATCAAAACTTTTATATGCATCTAATATAGATGAATTATATTCGTCTTGTGTTATTTTATTATTTAAAAGTTCTTTTTTAGAAGATAGTAATGTCTGCTCTACATTTATATAAGCTGATGCCGTGTTTTCCGCTTGTTCTTTTAGTTCTTTTTGATTTTCCGGTATCTTACTTATGGATGATGAAATATCATTAATATTTGATTTTATTTCTTCCTGCCTACTATTTACTACTTCCGATAGTTCTTTATGTTGATTTAATCCATTTGTTATTGTAGATATGGCCTGGTTTAGTTCTGTATAGCCCTTTATCCTGCTGGCTTCAACATTTTTTGTTAGAGTTTGAATATCAATTTGCTCACCTAATTTATTTTTTTGTTCAGTATAAAGCTCTACTAATTTTTTACCATGTTCAGTTGATATATCAATTTTTCCTATTAACTTATCAAAGTTTTTATAAGAATCTAATATTTTAGAATTGTATTCTTCCTGTGTTATTTTGTTATCTAAAAGTTCTCTCTTAGAAGATATTAATTGTTGTTCTACATTTATATAAGCTGATGCTGTATTTTCCGCTTGGTCTTTTAATTCTTTTTGGGTTTCCGGTATACTAACCATAGCCGTACCAATATCATCAACATTTTTTTTAATTTGCTCTTGCCTTACTTTAACTAGCTCCGATATTTCCGAATGTTTTTCAAACCCAGATGTTATTTTATTTACTTCGCTATTTAGACTGCTAAATCCTTTTATCCTATCTGTTTCTGTTTTCTTTAATAAAGTTTCTATGTCAACTAATTTTCCTATAAAATCACGTTGATTTTTATATTCATCTGATAGTTTCTGTCCTTCTTCTGTTGACGTATCAATTTTTTGTATTAACTTATCAAAGTTTTTATAAGAATCAACAACATTTACAGCAAATTCTTCTTGACTTATTTTATTATCTTCAAGATCTTGTTTAGATGATAATATTGATGTATTTAAGTTTTTATAAGCAGTATTGGTAGCGGACGATTGCTCGTTTAACTGAGATTGCGTTTCTCCAAGTCCAGATACTATATTTGATATACTTTCTAAACTCTTTTTATGTTCTATGGTAAGTAATAATGTTTCATTTTCTATATTTTTATACTTACCACTATTTGAAAATATACTTGAAGTTATTGCATCCAATTCATCCGTTTCTTCTACGGTTTGCTTTATAGAAGCAACTCTATCATTTTCTTTTGTTTGAATTTGTTCTAAACTTTCTTGTGATTTAGTTAAATTTGTATAACTATCCTCATATTGTTTAATGACATCTCTTGCAGCCTGAACATCTGCTCTGTTTGCATCTGCTACCCGTTTCTTTAAATCAATACTTTTATTAAGATTGTCTAATTTTTTAGCTTCATCTGCACTCAATTCTCTATCTAAAGCTAATAAATTAAGTTGCTCTTGCTCTTCTTTATCTAAGGCATCTTTATTTTGCTTATGTATATCTAATACAATCCTAGCATTTTCTACTTCATCTTTTTGCTTATTGACTATTTCTTGCGCTTCGGCAACAACTTTCTTAGCGGATTCAATTTCTTGCTCATATCCGTTATTTTTTTTATCTGCGGCCGGACCTTTTGGTTTTTTTGGAGATTTATTAGCCAATGTGTATTAAGTTTTTTATTTAGACTTCCTTTAATCCATATTTTTTTATCATATCATCAACCTCTTTGGTATCTAATCCAAATTTTTCTAAGCTACGTTTCTGGTCCCACATTTGTTTTGATAATTTTTCATCATAATCGGTCCATAAATCGGCTAATTTCGGGTCAGCTTTTCTTAAACGCTTTAACCAATCGCTTTCTGTTCCGTTGGATTTAGCTCTAAAAAAACTTCTAAAAAAATCAACAAGTCCACTTTCTTTTACTAATATTCTTTTGCGCATAATTACAGTATTATGTTTATGTATAAATATAAACATTAATTAAATTATCTTCTTCTAATTTTTGATGTAGAGTTGCTTGTAGAACGAACTTTTTCTATTTCAGCTTTTTCATCTTCTTTTGTTTTCAAAAGCTCGCGCCAATAAAATTCTCGTAGTTTAATTGGCATGTAATATAGATCATGCCAATTAAATCCACCATTGGCGAAGTACATCATTTGAAAAATCTTTTGATGTAAAACTACTGAATAATTAGTCGGCAGGGTAAAAAAAGTCAACCCCAAATGGTATACGAAGAGCCTCCGTTTCTCCCGTAAAAGGTGATGTATACTCAAAACTTAAGTCTAAATCGGGAGTCATTTTTGATATATGTTTTCTCAAAGCTTTTGAATCTCCTGCCAATAGTCTATTTGATACAAAATTACTAATATGCCCAAATTCACGATTACCTCCAACTTCTACAATAACTCGTCTATATCTAGCTGTGATTTCGTTTCCACTTTTTAACATTTTTTGGCTGGCCTCTATATCTTTATTGATAATAGATTCATCGCCATGCGTTAATAGTTTGAATTTTATTGGAGTTTTTGAAATTGGCAATTCAAAATCATATTCATTTTTTCTATTCAGTAATGATTCATCTATTTCTTTTATTTTAATTTTAGATAAATCAATTACAGTTTCAACAGGTTCTTTTTCTTCTGGATCATTTATGGTAACATTATATTCCGGTCCAAATGCCAATAGTCTTGATGATACTAATATTGCATTTTTATCACCAATTAATAAATCATTAACATTTACGCCTTCTTCAACTACGATTGATTCAAGTAATTTATCGAGCTGAATACCCTTTCTGATTAAGTTTGTAGAAGTTAAAATATCTTCTTCTTTGGCTGTCATTAACTTAATTGTAATTTCTCCCTTAGATAGTGGATTACTTTCCGGATAACATAGACCTTTTGAAGGTAGACTAATTACTTCCGTTGGGAATGGGTAAGATTTTTGTGTTACAGGTGATTGATATTCTTCATTTGATTGAGTTGGTGCAATACCTCTAGTAACTTGCTTTTTTTCTGCTGTAGCTTGTTCCATAATAATAACTTTTGTTTTTAAATTATAACTTTGTGTTTAATTATATATATAAGGTTTTTTAAAAAACAAAAGGAATCCACATAAAGCGGATTCCTTTTATTATTTTATTTCGTCTACGATTAGTATTCGAGGATAGCGTAGTCTATTGAAAGCGTCAGTTCTACTGAAACTGGGTCATTACCACTCCAATCCAACTCACCGAAGTTTGCTGAGGTTATGAATGCACCTTTCAATGTCCATTGCTCTACTTTATCACCAACTGGTCCAAGTACGAATATGTTTACATCTTTCTTATAGAATGCTGCATATCCATCTCTACCGGTCAAAGATTCGTGCGATTGACGAACCCAGTCCATTACCATTTGTGCTCCAGATGGAACAATCGGGTCATAAAGAGTGATATTAACATCATCCCAAGTTGATTTTCCCTTAATTTTTCTTTTAAGGTTGATGTGGTCAAGTTCTACGGGTTCAGATGTGAATGTAGGTCTTGCTGCGGTCTTAATAACATAAGACTCTATACCGTCTATCTCCATAATGAACCTGTTGCTAAGCTTCGGTTCAAAATTTTTATAGAACATTTTGTCAAACTCTAATATTTCTGGCATTTTACTTTATTTTAATTGTTTTATATAAATATTGTTATTTTATTTTTTTATCCACCAAAACTTGCTCCAGTCGGTAAAATGTTGAAATCAATTTGGATAAATTCCGCCGTCTTCGTTGGTTGTAAGTAGATAGAACCATTCAAGAAGTTTCTATCAATCGTATCAGGCGTATTATTTGAAGCGTCCATTACCACTTTGAAAGCGTAAAGACCTTGTCTTTGTTGGATGCTCTCCAAATAAGGATTAACAATGTTTAAGAAGCGGTTTCTAGTAGTAGAAGTATTTTGTTCAAATATCAAATATCTTGAAGTTGAAGCGATATACTTTCTAACAGTCAATAACAATCTACGAACATTAATTCTATCCAATGCAGATGGTTTATCTTGCAAAGTCTTTTGTCCGAATACTACGATACCTTGTCCAGGGAATTGTACGATTGGATTTACTTTAGCTTCATAAAGATTATCTCTATCAGCCTGAGTCAATCTACTCAATACTGCAACTGCTCCGTTCAAACCACCACGATTCAAACCTGCTGGTGCGAACCATTCTGCTGCTACTCTATCGTTAGCTGCGAAAACTGCTGGCATCAAAACAGAAGGTGGAATAGCGATTAATTTGTTTGTATTAACATCCACAGTCTTAATCCAAGGATAGTACATAGCTGCGTAGTTAGAATCTACAGATGCTGCTTGGTCTTTTGCTTCTGCAATATCACCACTATATGAAGTACCATCAATTACATAGAAAGAATCTGCTCTATCAGTTACCAAATCAAGTGCTTTATCAACGAGTTCAGAATGATATTCTTTATTCAAACCTGGAGTTACTAACATTTGAATGTCGTACTGGTCAGAAGAAAGTGCTGAGAATTGACGAAGATAAGCTACTGAACCAGATGATGTAAGGGTTGCACAATTCAAACCTTGTGTATTTGAACCATCATCTTTCATATCTTTACCTTTCAAAATAGGAATTACAGGAGATTGTCCGTCAAAACCTTCTTGGAATGCGATTAAGATATTTCTTTTTGCAACATCAGTTGCTAATGATCCGATAGGAGATAATCCAGAAACCGTATCTAATGAATAAGCCACATTAGAACCTGAACAATATACATATGAACCCGAAATTGCATCATATGTTGCAGGAATTGCGTTACAATAGAATAAATTATCAGAGTTGCCTTCTAAATCAATACCACCATATTGAATAGCTGATGGAGTTGTGAAAGTTGCTACTGGAACTAAAGCTGCGATAGCCGCAGATGCTGATACAGGTAATTTATAAGCATCGTGTGCGAATGGTATAGCTTGAACAGGAATGTTTTCAGATACCAAAGTATTATCTCTTTCAGCATTTACAAGTCTAACATACTTTGATTTGTTTACCCAATCACCAGTTTCAGTTGCTCTACCTGCTGCATCAAATGTAAGATGTCTATCACCAATTACTCTATAAATGTAGTTTGGAGAAGATGGGTCAAGGTTCACATTAGAATAAGTTTCCAATGCATTTCTTCTTCTATTGGTGTCATTGAATGCTCTTACAGTTACAGTGAAAGTACCATAATTTGTAGCTTGTGATGAACCTGCTGGCTTAATGTTTGAAATACCAATTTTAATTTTTGTATTTGCTGCATTACCTGCTCCGATTGTTTCAAAACGGAAAAGATTATATCTTAATCCAGAAATTAATTGAGATTGAATGTAAGGAGTTTTAGCTTCTTGTGCATCAAACTTAAATTCTTGGTCTGGTAAAGTTACAGCTGCTACACTTCCTGTTCCCAAAGCTGCTGCTTTAACACCAAAATACTTGTAAGAATAAGCTGCTTTGTTACCACGTGGGTCAGAACCTAAAACTGCTTCAATGTTATTAACTGCGGTTGGAACTACAGATGCTGAAATTTGTAATCCAGATCCTGAAATTACAAAATTACCTGCCCCATCATTTCCACTAACAGAACCATTAAAGGTCTGCCCTACTGTCGTACTAAATACGATAGCAACAGATTGTGTAGCTGATCCAGATACAACCAACATTGTTGGAGTTTTTTCAACATATCCACCTACACCGGCTACTCTACAAACTGTAGCTGCGCCAGCTTCTTTTAGATATTTTTGAACTGCGATAGGTGTGTAATAAGTGTCATCAACTGTCCCAAACATATTTTCAAATTCTACTTGGGTGTTAACGAGAGTTGGAACCAATGGTCCTTCTTTGAATGGACCTACGAATGCTGTACCTATGCTTGCCACACCTTGTTGCAAGAACGATAAGTCATTCTCCTTGGTAAATACGCCGGGTGATACTATTTTCTCTGCCATTGTTTAAATTGTTTTTTAATTATGAAATTTGTCTATAAATATAATTTAAAAAACCAAAACAATGATTATTGGATAAATGGTATTAAATATTTTAAAAAATGTTCGGGAATTTTCTTTTAGGGGAAAGAAATTTTAATTGTAGACTCGGATTTCGATGTATGTTTTATAATTGTATTGTGAAAATCCAGCATTTGTATAAACATCAAGTCTCAATAAACTTGTATTTACTTTTTTAAAACTTATCTGCGATTCAGCATTGTTTTCATACAATAACATATTAGGTTTTGCTAAAAACGTGCCATCATCCCAAACTCCACTAATTTTTGTATAATCATCACCATTTGGGTCTGGTGCAGTAAATGTTGGTTCAAATCCAAGTGTGTTTTCAAATACTTTTAATACATAAATTGCTAAAGTTGAAACACCGGTAGGTTGTGATTCAATTAAAGCAACATAAGATTTATAAGGTCTTAAATCTCCTGTTACTCCGTTTAATGATATAGAACCTGTTGTTATTACCAATGAACCAGAATCAATAAATACACTGCTCCCACTTGTCAAATTCAATGAACTACTATTTGTAAGATTTAGATTGGAATCATTAACTGCTACAGCATTATTAAAGTTAGTCTGCCCCGAGAATTTTAATTCTGAGCCGGTGATTTCTACCTGTGAGCCGGTTATAGTTATTGAACTGTTAGTAAAATTACCGAATTGATATAAATCATTTGTGAAGTCTAATTTTAATCCTGTATTTCCTCCATTTGTTTGTATTATATTTGCTGATGAATTTAATTCAAATATAAGGGAATTAATACCATTAGATGTGTTAAAATAACTTGTTCCGGTTTGAAAAACTATTCCATTTGCTGTATTGCTTGGTTTTCCAATTATGTTTCCAAACCCATACACATCGTTTGTCAAATCTATATAGATACCTGGATAACCGTTATCATAGCTTGAGGTTGTTCTTAATACATTTCCATATTGAGTTAAAAAACTACTAGTCAAACCATTACTACCGCTCCATACTGGAATATAACCATCGGATCCACCAGATACTCCACCACCTCCACCATTCATTGCGTATGATGCCGTTAATGCATATGATGCGGTTACACTACTGGTTAAATTGCCATTGGCATCAAGTTGTGGGAATCCGTAAGGTTGGTTTCCTTTATCTAGGGTTACTATTTCTTTCATATCCTATATAAATATCTTTTTGTTTTGTTTTATCTAACCCAATACCAAATGATACCGGGACTAGCAATTATACCATTCATCCAAGGAACCGGCACCCAACCACATTGAGATATTAAAGTTCCCCACCAACTATCACTGGCGGAGTTAGATGTCGTTAATACTCCGCAATTGTTAGAATACCAAGGCATGTGCTGCTCAACGCCATTATCATTATAATCCCAACTATCAAATTTTGTGTTTATTGTAATATTTGTTTGAGAATTATCTGTATTTACAAAACTATAAGTTCCGTTAGCTGTCCAAATTGCACCCCAATATCCCCTTTGATATGCATCAATCATATATTGGAAGCCTGATGCTGACTTTTTAATATAATCGGCCCAACCTACAATACTATAATTGTCCGAACCAGTTGCTCCTTCCCCCTGTCTTGGTCTATCGTTTGGAGATGTGGGCGGTGTTAATTGGTTTCTTAATAATGCCGCTCCATAATTCCAATCACTATAATTATTTAATAATATTAAAGTCCAACCACCACCATCAGTTGTCATATCGGCATAGATTTGAAATGGAGTTCCACTATCTATATTATCATTTTTAATCCAATAGAGTCCATCGGGTGAACTTGGATAATCCGTCTTAATCTGGAAAGCACTAACGCCAGCGGTTGCCGGCGTTAGTCCATCGGGTGTATTTTTTTTTATACTAAACCCATTTGTGAATATTATAGACATAGTTTATATCATCTATTTATTTTTTAACTCCAGCCAATGCTAATTCCTTAACTCTAGCTACCGCTTGTGCCGTTGTCCAATCTCCTATTGAATCATAGGTTGTATCAGACCATAGTTTATAATTACCATCGCTTGTTCTAGCATTTACTACTTTTTTAGTAGCACTATCTTCAAATGTTTCAATGATAATCTTTGGTCTTCCGTTTTCAAATGTTACTTCAATACCAGTTTCTATTGTTTCTGCATCTGGGTTTGTGTATGTTTTTGCCATTTTTATTTATTTTATATTTTTGTTTTTAATTTAATTAATCCCAACTGTTATTATCAATTGTCCATGCACCATCTATCCAAGTTGCCTTTGGATTATCATATCTCCAGCTTTGATAATTATTAGTTGGATGGTAAAATGCGTACCAAGGGTATTCAGTACCTATTACTCCTTGTTGTGCTGGATCTCTAAGTGATTGTAACCATATGTGAATCCTACTGGCATTTGTAGATAAATTAGTTCCTCCTGGTTTTATTATTAATTCTATTCTTTGGCCTTCCCAAGTTCCATTAGGTAGGTAATAATTTAAATCAGTAGTATCGGCATCCCAACCGGTTGTATCTATTATATGGAACGATTTTGTCGGGTTTAATACAGTCATAGTTCCTACATCACCCCAACTTAAATTACCTTGTGTACCAGCCACATATGTAGTAGCTTCGTAGTTATTAAAACCTCTACTGATTGTTACATTTGATAACGATGAACTAAATGTTGTATTACTAAATCCGGTTCCTTGTCCAAGTTCAAACCCACTCAAGTTTGCCGAACTTGTTACATTTATATTACTAAATTCGGCATCAACACCAATTTGAAAATTACGAATATATGAGCCCGTACATGCCAATATACCGTTGGCCGTATTGGCTCCCATAAAATTCATATCATACATTTGTGCATCTTGCTCTAATGTAACATTATAAATTTCCCCGTCATCTCCCATATAGATGTCTCCAAAATAAGTATTATTACCCATTTGGATATTATAGATACCGGAGTATGATTGGATATTAATTGATTCAAAAAATGAACCTGTTGGTGCGATACCACTATTTATATTATACAATGCACTAGCAGGTGCTATTTGTATTTGATTAAGGCCACTATCTTTACCCATTTCAACATTATTGATATAAGCTCTTGCATCTAATCTTATGTTTTGAAAATCGGTAGAATATCCACCATTGAAATCATTCATATAAGCGTACGCGCCCAAATCAATATTTTGTAAATTTGAATAATCTCCAAGACTAAAATATGAAATATATGCTCTATCTGAAAGGTTTATTTGTCTAATAAACGAATCTACACCAATATCAAACCAAGCCATATATCCATCAGTTGCTATTGTTGTTCTCTTTAAACAAGAAGAATATGCTAAATCAAAATTACTTATGTAAGAATTTACTCCTATTGTTATATCTTTTATTTCCGAATAGCTTTCTAAAGTAAAATTACCCAAATATGCATCTATTCCCAATTCTACATCATATACATTTGTCCATTCATAATGAGTAGAATCTCCAAAATATGCATCAGTTCCAATTTCAATACGATAAATTTCAGAACCGTAGTACATATTAACATTATAAAACCCTGCGTTATTTCCTATTGTTACTTCGTATATTTGAGCACCATCGCTAGTTCTAATATTTCGCATTTCTGAATCAATACCAAGTGTAATATCCCATATATCTGTATTTCTACTAAAATTATTTCCACCAAAGTTTGCCCCTGTTGCACCATATATTCTATTAAAATAACTTTCTCTACCCCAAGTGGTTGCGTTGAATAAACTATTATGTTCAAACTTAATATCATTTGCCTCACACTGCCAAGGGAAGTTTACAAAATGATGTAAGTATGTATTAGTAAAACTAACATTTTTTACACCATAGTGTCCCCAAGGAAAATATCCTATTGTATTATATCCGTAGTTATCATCCCACCAATACCAATCACAACGAACTTCATTAATGCCATCACTTCTATAAGAAATATTATCATGCTCAAAATCATATTCAATCGTGTGAGATTGTAATGTATAACTAACTTCATCAAACGGAACTACTTCCCAATCTTCAGGGTTTAAGTTTAATACATTTGTTGGCCATTGGTTTCCACCTTCTCTCCATCCAATACCTCCAGAAAGGTTTTGCCAAACTCTACCACCAAAAATCACACAATCACCTGGTGCGTATGAGGATGTATAATCCAACCCGTCTATTGAACCACTTATACCTCCTCCGTATTGAATTTCTAAACCAATTAAATTATCAGAGTTTTGAAAAAATGTATCGTTGTGAGAATTTAATCGTAATGTTACATATCCACTGGTTTCTCCCTCTAAACCCCCTTCCAAAGTTGCGTTTGTTGAAGTAGTAGTTTCATTTGAATACAATGTAACACCGGCTCCGATTGGAAGTCTACCATTGAGATTTATAAAATATAATCTATGAGTATTATCCCAAGTCAAATAATTGAAATCAGGAGGTGCTGTTGGAATGTTTGGATTTTCGTAGTTAGGAACATAGAATAAACCAACACCTTCTTTGGATAAGGTTTTTTCAGATGTGGCTTGTAAAATAATTGTCGTACCACCTATTTGAATTTCATTACCATATCCACTCCAGCTAAATCCATTATTATCTAAAAATGATTGAGATGCTGCGTTTGTTATTTTGTAATATCTACCCGTTGTTAAACTTCCAGAATCTACTAAGATTTGAATCGCTTCTCTAGTAATTTCTATTACGTTTTCACCTACATGTAAAATATCACCTGCGTTGTTTGTTACAGTTAAATTTCCCTGTACCGTTGCTCCCAATATTATTTTACCTTCAGCGGTTGCGGAAGGTATTATGGGATTTTTGTCAAGTTCTATATAGCTTGGCATATTGTTTTATGTTTTAATTGTTATTCTATAATTCCGTTTCCTGTTAAGCTTCCTGGATTATTAAATGCTCCACCTATCTTAAATACACCATCTACTACTAGTGAGCCACTATTAATAACATCACCAAGTACATAATACTCTGCATTTTGCTCTACTATAAATATATCGTTTTCTTGAATAAGTAAATCCGATGGATTAAATATGGATTGGTATTGTTTAATTATGTTTAAACTACCGGTTGTAGTCCTATTTTTTGAAAACCCTTCATTGTATAATGAGCCAGTAATTCCTATTGTTGCGGTTATTGAACCGGTTATGATTTGGTTGCTTTTAAATGTATTACTTCCTGTAGTTGCAAAACTACCTGTCTGCGAATTGGTTATAAATGAACCAGTATCAATATTTCCTCCACCAGTACCACTATCTCCCTTTGGTCCTTGTGGTCCTGCGGTTACTACCTGAATTACATTTGTATCAGTTGTACTAATACTAACTATATTTCCTTCTTGGTTTAATATATTGATTTCGTTACTTGCCATTATAATCTTGTTACTTCTCTACTTAATTTTATTGTACCCTGTAACAAACGATTTACTACACTTCCCGATTGTAATTCTATATCGTAATATGCTATATCAAAATTTAAAGCTGATGATGTTACAGCTGATATATAAACTCCAACTATTCCTTCTGCTCCATTTATATTTAATCC